AGGTGAAAAACACCATGTCGGTGGCTCGGGTGCCGCGCTGCATCGAGGGGATGATCTGCTCGTCGATCAGCGCAAACACCTGCGGCAGTAGCCGGCACAGATCACGGCCCAGGGCGTGCAGCAGCAGGCTGAGCAGCCGGCGCAACAACCAGGGGATCAATGGCTTAAGCAGCATTCCGATCAATGGTTTAGAGGATGGGGTTGGTGGCGGTGATGGCCTGGGTGGGATTTGAGTCCTCCTCCTTACGGCGCAATGCCGGGTTGTAGGTGTTGTAGCCCTCCACGAAGCCGGATTTTTCGGCCATCTTTTTGAAAAACGGCACGCCGGCCACGCTGCCGCCGATCACCCAGCACGTGGGCCAGCCGCCAGGAAGAGTTGGGGACAGCTCACATCTCCAGGTGAAGGCCACACCCGCCAAGGCCAGCCAAGCGGCAGCGGGGAGGATGACGACCTTGCTCATTGACCTTTCCCCTCGCCCAACTGTTTCTGAATACCCTGAAGCCGAAGGTCTGACTGTGCAACCATATTTCTTACCTCTTTAATTTCGTTTTCATTGCGCTCAAAGCGCGTGAATACAACATCGCGATGCTCTCTCATGTCCTTGCGAATACCATCAACCCCACCTACAAGGTGCTCGATGCCGACCGACAGCGTTGCGATGGCCGTAGAACTGGTTTTGTCAAGCTCTGCAAACTTGTCGCGCAATTTGGTGCCTTCGGTTGCAAGGTTCTTGTCGATGTCGTCCGCTTTTTTGACGCGATCGGTAACCATCGCGCCTATCCATTGCAGGATGGCGCCCCCAATGAGGAGTGCTACTTGCTCTAGGGAGAACACGGATCCTCTGGTTCTGGGTAACCAAAGGCTAGGCCCGCCGCTACAGATCAAATACCTCGTCCAGGCCAGCAGTCACAAGAATCACCTGGATACTGGCCAACTCAGTTGGGGTAAATCCGCCCACGGAAAGCACGGACGCCAATGCCGCCTGAAGGGCCGGTACGATTGGAGTCCCAAACCTGGCCTGTGCCAAAGCGTCTGAGAGTTGGGTCATCGCAACCCCCATCGCAGGCGGTGCTTCAGGGGCCTTGGCTCGGCTTAAGAAGCCCGCGTAGGCCGAAGAAGTGAGCAGCAGCGTGTACAGGATTTGATAGGGAACGCGGACTGCCGGATCAACCGGCCTGTCAATGATCTCCCATTGTTGCGTAAGCCGACCATCAACGAGAACCGGCAAGGCGGGAATTGCCTCTTGATTGGGGCCGACTGTGGGAGGGGTGGTGGGGTAGATCATCAGGCAAAAAAGCGATTGGAGTAGAGATGGCCGCCAACGGTTACGTTATTGTTGACGTTGACACCGCGAAAAAAGGCTTGCGCTCGGATGTTGTGGGGGTTAGAGCTGGACAGCGTGTAGGATTCCTGTGCGCCACCAGGGGTTGGGCTTAGAGTTGCGTCGGAATTCACCTGCGCACCAGTGATCGCGGAGCGCCATACTGCGTTGTCCACGCTTGCAGGGCGGAGCAATAATGCGTCATAAGGGATTGGACTAATCCCCCAAGGCCCCTTTGTACTTTCCGGCGCATTACCGAAAACTCCGGCTACGCCTGCAAACTGATTTGTCCTGCTATATTCTTCAGCGCTTCGGCTGAATCCATTTAAATTTAACTTAGAAGCGGGGTTAAAATCACCGATAATTGCCTCTAGCGTAGCGCCCCTAGTCGCCGTAGTTGATGCTCTGTTTGCCATTAAGCCGTAATTCCCGTTGTCATCCAACACATGCAAGCAATTGGTATCGTAATTAGCCTGCCATTCTCCAGCTAAATTGCGATTCGTTCTGTACCTTGCAGCAAAGGTTATCGTAGCTGAAATTTCTGCGCCGAAAGTGGAGTCATATGATCCAATAAGATTCTGACTGTGTTGTGTTCCAAAAAGTAGCGTGCTGTTGAACGTAACCCCTTTTGCCACTGAAAGCGGAAGGTCACTTGAGGCGAGGCGGACATTGCCAATCAGGTAGATGCCCGACATTGACGCGCCGCCATTGCCACTGATCTTGATTAAGGCGTAAGGGTCCAAATATCCTTTAGTAGCTCTACTTGGAGTCTGAGAACCAATAAATACATCAGCAATGCTTACCGCCCCATTTCTTGCGTCAATACCCCACTTGGTTCCGAGTGTTGACATTTCGTGCCCAGAAGGAATCAGCCCGTTAAAACAAGCGTCCAAAAAGGCCGCAAAGGTAATACCACTGCTCCGGTAGCTGGCCAGTCCCTGATATAAAAAATTAGGATAATTTGTTGTATCACCTAAGGTCTTGGCCGTTGATAGCCAGCCGACTCCGCGAACTGATCCAGATTGGTTGAATGTTAGTACAGTAGGGCGAGCAATACCAAGCCAGGTATTTTGTGTTTGCTGCCCAATAATTATAATAGACGCAAAACAGGGGCACCTAAATGGTGCGCTCGCATCATGCAATGCCTTTACGTCTGTAGTTGGCTTGGTTGATGCCGTTGTCCAGCTTGCCACCGTGTTTGTTTCCGGGAACTCGTCTAGAGCGCCGATTACGTTGGCGATGTGATCAAAGCTAACATCGTTCCAGTAAGGGCCATCGGCTAAACGATATTCAACCGTTTCCTCTGGGCTAAAAATTGCATTGGCGTATTCGGCGGCACGAAGAAACAAGACAGCACTTGCTGTTGACGTTGGAGGGTTATCAAACAGATCCGCGCCCGCTCGATTGGGCTCCCTGGTGAGGGTCCCGTTGATTCCACTGAAGTTGTAGGTTGAGCCATTAACGGCATTGTCGGGAACCACGTAAAGGACTGCAGCCCCAGCTCTACGAGTGACGACGCCTGCCTGCCTGGCCCAATAATTCAAGGCCGGTAGGGTAACAAGTTCCGGCCTGGTATTAAGGCTGGCATTAAGTTCAGTATCATTGGCGCCAGCGATCGTATTGCTACTGCGCAGCGCGGCGGCATCAGCCAGCACGCCGGTGCCGTAGCGGTTGGTTTGCATCGCTATCGACTCGCCACCCTCCAGGGCCACCACCCCGCTGACGTCCAGGGTGCCGGTGATGGTGAGGTTCTCGACCGCGAGGTCATTGAACTGGGTTGGCAGCGATTGATCGCCTTCGGCGCCGATTCCCTCGACCGCCACCACCTCTCCGGTGTCGGTGCTGACCAGCCCCTGGTTGGTGACCTCATAACCATCCTTGTTGATCCCCTTAACCTCCACCCGGCCGCCCTGCTCCGGGGCGAAGTTGGCATTGAACTCGTTGAGGGCACTCATCTGGCGGCGAGCGCGAGGCAAGGCTCGGGAGTAGTTCCAGAAGCCCACGCCGTTGAGGTTGTGACCCAGCAGCTGAATGAACGACGGCTGCCTGAACTCCAGTGCCCAGTTGGCGCGTTCGCTGGCAGCACCACCGCTGGGAGCCGTGGGGAAATGGGTGGCGTTTGCTGGATCCAGCTCACGGCTTGCCTCGGTGCGCGGCACCAGGGCGTTATGGGCAGCGGTGCTGGTGAACCCCAGCGCCAGCAGCAGCGCCAGGGCGCCCCGGTAGTCGGTGGCGCTGCGCAGTTGATCGCGCACGCTGCCGCTGGCGGTGTAGACGGTGCTCCAGTTGATCCCGCAGGTAGCGGTCTGATCGCTGGAAGCGTCGGTGTCGGTATCAAAAATCAGAACCGGTCCTTCCAGCGTGGTGGGGTCCTCGGCGTTGTAGGAGCTCTCCTGCTGGACATAGCTCTGCTGCCACTGGTCAGTATTTGGGGCACTGCCGCTGGCTATGAAGGTGCCCTTTGCGGTGTAGTGCTTAGCGCCGTACTTCACGGTCTGGCCTAGGCGGTAGAAGACCCCGGCGGTGTACACCTCATCCGGGCAGCTACGGCGGAGCGTGACCTCTGCCGAGAGCACCACACCGGCGCCTTCCGCCGGGATGGCGTTGGTTTGGGTGACGGCCAGCACCTCGGCGCCGCCAGGGGCTAGGGCACGGCTGATGCCACCGCCTCCAACACCAGGACGGGTCTGGATGATCGAATTGCGCAGCGGCACCCTTGCGGTGGTGGTGTTGGCCAGCTTGAGCGTCACCCGCCGCTGCGCCGTCGAGCGGGTATCAATGAGCCGACGAACGTAGACCCGGCGGCCGACGGCGAGAGAGACACCGCCATCAGTTCCGATCGCTTCACCAGTGCCGGCCTGGGCGGCTGCGGCAGTGATGGCAATGGCGGTGGGTGTGGCGCCGCTCCAGGCGTTCGCCGAGAGGGTTGCCCTCCAATCAACGCCGTTGGGGTTTTCGATCCAGATCAGGGTGCCCGCGGCCAGGCTGTAACCGGCAGCCGCCAGCACTGCCGGCACCGCCGGATCGGCGCCCACTGCCAGGGCTTCGGCCAGTGTGATGGTGCTGCCGGAGATGGCCGAGACAAGGCCCAGCGGGATGCGGCGGATGTTGCCGGTCTGATCGGCCACACTGCGGGCCACCCTGAGGCGCCGCAAGTTCCAGTTGCTATCCAAGGGCACGCTGTCGGTCTCGTAACCCTTGGCCACCGCAACGCAGCCGCCGAAATTGGAGGTGGAGTTGGAGAACTCCATCTGCGCGCCGCTGTCGGCGAAGTGGTGGCGCCCTGCACCAATGACGAAGATCGACACCAACTGGCCAAACGCACCGCGTATCAACGTGATGTGCCGGCTCATGCGGCGTGGCTTCATCCGCACGTCGTCGGATTCGCTGTCGATCAGCTCCTGGTAGTTAACCGGGGCCCGCCAGGCGCCGGAGCGGTAGATCTCCCAGCAGCTCAGGTCGCGTTGCTGGCTGATGCCGGTGAATTGCGCCGCCACCAGGCTCTTGAGGCCAGCCAGGCGTGCGCCGTCCCAGAACACGCCCGACATCCCCCACTCGGTCCGGAGGGAGCAGTTGTTGATGTACGGGCTCGCTCCCTTGACCGTGTCCCAAGCCTCGGATGGGTTGCCGCTGATCGGTCCCACCGTCTGCCATTCAGATAGCCGGGTGACCGCCAGGGTATTGGAGAGGTTGCCGCTGTTGCTGGCCCCGCCCATGGCGGTGCGCACCTTGGTGTAAAGCTGATCCAGATCCTCTTGGCTGGCGTTGTGAAAGCAGTCCAGCAGGTGGTGACTGCTGCTGGCACGGAACTGATCCCGGAATGTCAACCCGTAGACGTAGCTGGTTGATGTGATCTTGAGGATTGCTGCCCGGTTGCTGTAGTCGGCGGCCTCATCCGCCGCGGCCGGCACGTAGGCGGGGCGGACGGTGGTTTGCCGCAGCGACAGCGGCGCGCTCGCCGTGGCATAGCGGGGCAACACGATGCCGCCGCTGTTGGGGTTGAAGGCGATCAGGTGGTTGGGGGTCGGATCGAAGCCGGCCGCTGGCCATTCCGTCACCGGGATGGCGTAGCTGGAATTGCCAGGGTCGTTATAGAAAATGTGCGTCCCTGGGCTCAGCTCCACCGATGGGCAATCGACATTCGCCTCTTCTGAGTTTATCGTGAAGAAGTTCTTGCTCGTCATTGCAACGATCTCGATCGCTGCTCGGTTGATGGTGCGGAAGGGCCTCTTTTTGCTGTAGCCGCAGGTGAGCCGCTGATTTTCCAACCGTTTCAGCTTCGCGGCGATCTTGGCCTCATCGGTGGCCCCGCCGGGCTCCTCGAACCAGTTGTAGGAACCACCAACGAACCGATCGCTGCCGGTGTACGGGTTGATGTAGATCGTGAAGGGACTATTGAGCGGATCGGCCGGCTCGCTGTTGCCCGGGGCGATATTGGCGTTGCCTGCCATCTGCAGCAGGGCATCCACCACCGCAGCCAGCTGGTCCTTGGCGCGGAGCTGCCCGCCGGGTCCGAATGCGTTACGGATGCCGGTCAGGGCATTCGCAAGACTGATCCGGGCCATGTGCTGCTGCTGCTGCCGTCAGGCTAGGGCTGGCTCATTGCTGCCAATGGATGTTCCCGATCAGCGATGACGAAGCGGACGTCGCCGATCGAAGCGAACTGGCCACGGATCTTCTTGGTTTCGCCGGCCTGGGTGGAGAGGCGCACGTTGGTCAGGAGGATGTCCAGCTCATAGAAGAGGCACTCCTCACGGATGAAGCCGTGGCCGTTGGAGTGGCCCCGGGGCCCGTCGGCCACCAGCAGGCGGATGGTGCCGGTGCCCCCCTTCTTGGTGAGCATGTCGAGGCGGAGCATGGCGGAGCTGGGGCTGACGCCAGGGGCATAGATGTTGCTGATCTCTCCGGAGAAGCTCCCGGCTCCCCGCACCTGGCCGGCGAGCACGGCCCCAAAGGCCTCGCCGATCGCCCCCTGGTCGAGGGCGGTGGTGTCGGTCTCCACCTCCCAGCCAGATAGATCCGCCTGCCGCTTCCAGCCCCGCTCATCCGCCTCGGCCCCTGCGTCCCGGATCACAGGCGGCAGGGCCGGCACGATGTCCTCCAACGCCGCCTCAGCTTCCTCAGGGCGGGGGATGGTGAGGGCCAGGGCCAGCAGGGCCTCGGCATAGCCGGCGCGATCACTGGCCACGCTGAGGATGAGCCGATCGAATCCCACCAGGCGGAGGGGCAGGCGGCTGAGCTCGCCGCCGTTCACCGCACCCACCTCGAGGCTGTAGAAGGTGGCGCGCTCCAGGGCATCCTGGTGGATGTAGACGGTGGCCTGCTGGGTTAAGCCGACGGTGCCGGGGTGCTCCCAGAACGTGGCGTTGTCGTCCGGGCCCCAAAAGGGCGCATCGGCGCCGACGCGGTGGAGGGTGGCCGGCCCGCTGCTGGCGGCATCCCCCCAGAAGCTGTGGCCGTCGGGGCAGTTGGCGTAACCGGTGCCGAGCACATCGAACGGCACGCCCAAGGGAGCGGTGAGCAGCACCTGATCGCCGTTCAGGAAACAGGGCTCTTCCAGTCGTAACCGCACCACGCTGCCGGGGGCATCGAGCAGATCATCGGTGAGCACCACCGGCCGCGGCCAGCTGCGGCTGAGGGTGAGGGTGCCGATCTCGCCATCGATCGCCATGGCTCAGAACCGGCCGCTCATATCGCCTTGGACGGTGAGAGTCATCGTGCAGGAGATCAGCTCCCGCACCGGCACCGTGGCGCCGAGGGAGGCGCTGAGGACATTCATGGTGAAGTCGCCGCGTGTGGAGCCACGACGGGTCACGATCCGCAGGGTGTCGACGTCGTCGGTGTCGTCCCAGATGCTGTTCGCCATCGCGACCGCAGGGGCGTTGTCCGGGTCGTAGAGCAGGGTGCAGGTGATTTGCGATTCGCGCATCCCCTTGGTGCTGGTCGTGGCCACCTGTCCCACGCCGGTGGTGGGGAGGCTGTCGCGAGAGACGGAGACGCTGATGTTCGTGATCTTGCCCACCAGCGAGCCATTCCAGTACACGTCGCTCTGGGTGGTATTTCTGACTCCCATCCCTGATTCAGCTCATAGCCACATCAGAAGGCTAGGCAGGGGGATCGGGCCAGGGTCTAGGGGCTGTTCTGCAGCCGGGCCTGCAGCTGCACCGGCAGTGTGCAGCGGTGGCGGTAGGTGAGCGAGCTTCTGGGGGTGGGGGCGCCCTGGCCGAGGGGCCAGAACCAGCGCAGGCCGGCGCCGGTTGTGACCGATTCGATGAAGGTCTTGTCAGCTGCCGTCACCCCCGCAAACAGGATGCTGGGCAGCTCCAGCTCCAGCAGGCCGGAGTAGCTCTGATGGAAAGTGCGGAGGATCTCCGTTGCCTGTGAGGTGCGGATGTTCCCGAACTCCAGCTCCAG